TATGCAGTTGCCCCTGCAACTGGTAGCACAAACCCTAGATTCCCATCATCTGGTTCTGGTGCAAACCAAGTAAACCTTGACACGACAGATGTTGTATTGGCGTCTGTATACCGTGTTGATAATGGTGTTGTAGATTCAGGAGCCATCGTTGACAAGCGTGTCTTTGTGCGTTCTACCACAAACCGTACCCTTGGGGATACTGTCTCTGCTAACAGAGGTTCTGCTGGTGACACCTTCGTTAATACATCGTGGACACCTGGGAGCACGACTGCTTCTCCGTTTTCAGTAAAGGTTGGGTCAACTTGGTACAACCTTGCATACTGGACGGCTAACAGTAACATCTCAACTTCTGGAACTATTACAGCAGGTTCTTTTGTAGGACCACTGTCAGGTAATGCAACTACTGCTACAAGTGCCACAAGCGCTACTAGCGCCAGTTCTGTTCCATGGTCAGGTGTTTCTGGAAAACCATCTCTAGTAGAAAATAACGGTGGAACTTATTCCATTAACATTACTGGTTCTGCTGGTTCTGCTGGCTACGCTAGTTCTGCTGGTTCTTCAACATCTTCTGGATATTTAAACGCTGCTATTGCCACTGTTGAACCTCTTACTGGAACATATTTTGGTTATACTAGTGCTGTTGCGGGCTTCTACTCAAGTGGAAGATTATTTGCTGGAACAAAACTTTTTGCTGGCGAAGTGACAACATCAAGTGGCACCAAGATTGTGGTTTGGGATGCGTCTACTGGTGAATTTAAATACCGAGAAGCAGGCTCTTGGACATCCTCATTAAGAGAATTAAAGGAAGATATTTTTGATCTTTCTAATGCTTTAGAAAAACTTTCTTCAATTAAACCCCGTACATTTAAATTTAAAGAAGAAGTAGTAGACGGTGCTTTTGATACTTTTGACCGCCGTACACAATTGCAATATGGTTTTGTAGTAGAAGAACTATTGGAATCAGAAGTACCTGATGTTGTCCAACACTATCGCCCTGATGATAATGGTCCAATTATGCCACTAGGGTGGAAACCACACGCTGTTATTTCTCTTGCTGTAGCGGCTATCCAAGAGTTAACAGCACGAGTTGAAGCCTTAGAGGGTAAATGAGTGAAGAACCACGCCCTCTACCCACGCCAACAGGGTCGGTAACTGACATTACTCGTGTGCGTTCTGTTATGTCCCACAGACACCGTGAACAACAGCCACAAGTCAACCAACCATACCAAGACACCCTTCCAGGTGCGGGTTCAGGAGATCAATAATGGCATCAGTAACTAGTAGTGGACTAACGGTGCTTGAGCACACGGTACAGTTGGCTCGCAACTACCTTCGTGATTTCCCTAAGTTTTTTCAGGTGTCCTTTGACACTATTGGCCGTACCTACGAGTTGGGACAAGTAAACATTGACCCAGACAGCATATGGGTGGCTACAGTTACCAACAATGTTGTTACCCAGTTAACCACAGCGCAGTACAGCCTTGACCACCGTAATGGAATTATGCGCCTTGCCAGCACCCCTGCGGCTAATACCACCATAATGATTGAAGGGTATTACTATGAGTGGATTCTCCCTGAAGACCTTCAATTTTATTCAGAGCGTTCAATTAACTTCCATAGACCTACTATTGACATTCCTTTAGAACAGGCTAACCAAGCAGTATTGGATGTAATTGGCTTAGGCGCTCTTGTAGAAGCCCTACAAGCCCTTATGACAGAGTATGCCCGTGATATTGATGTCATGACATCAGAGTCCATCCACATACCTGGATCTCAGCGTTTCCGTATGTTACAAAGCCTATGCCAGCAATGGGAAGTAGAATACCGTAAGCACGCCAATAACCTCAACATTGGTCCTGAGCGTATTTCTCAATTCAGCCTTCGCCGTATTTCTCGCACAACCAATCGTTATGTACCTCTATACAAAGGTAAAGAAATTGGCGAATATGGTCCAATTGAGCGTATCTTTATTGAAGACACTGAAGGACACATCCTTGTTACAGAAGCAGATGAGCCAATGCGTGAAGATGTGTTTATTGAAGGTGACCCCCCAACTGCTTACTCAAGCAACGCTTTTTACTAATGGAAATCCGTAGAGAATTAGGAAATATTAGAAAGCACTACCGTAGGTACCAGCAGTCCTATGGTGAGTCTGTGGTCTGGTTTGAGTTCACCCCACTAGGTACAAACACCTCAACCCAATCTGTATATGACGATGTCTATGATGAAGGCGTACCTGGCACTGGTGGTCGTAAGTATAAAAATGGGGTAGTTGTACCTGTATTAATGATTACCGAGGCTGAAGACCAAAAGCGTGCTATTCCAGAAGGTCGTCAGGCTGTGGAATTAACTAACTTTGTAGCGTCTATTCAAGATTTCCGAGAGGCTGGGGTTACCTCCCCATACGAATATAAAAGCCATTTAAATGATATGTTTTTATATGACGGGCGTTACTTTTCAGTGGTGTCCTACCGTGTCCGTGGACGAGCCTCTGACGATGTTATTGTCGTGGTTGAAGGTATTGAAGTCTATATTAATCAAGAAATGCCTTTTGATGTGGGACCAGCAGCGACCTCTTCACAGAACCTTCCTTGGCCTTCTGCGTTACCTCAACTCTGATAAACTGTATATAACCTTAGTGAGCACTAAGGGGTACAACGCCTAGAGTCCCGTGGGAGAAGTAATGACTTCTGCACAACTGCATACACCCAAGGACTCTAAAGGTATTATTCACGGTGAGTTTCCTTTCATTTTTGCTCTAGAAACCCTTGTGGCAAAATACCCAGAAGCCGTAGCGGAAGCAGTCGCTGAGACCTTAAGCAACGAGCAAACTCATTTATCTAATGTGATGTCTGACCATCCAGACTGGGCGCACCTATCTGACAAGGCACAAGTCAGCATTTCTGATGGAAACTTGGAATATGGCGTAACTGAACCATCCGATGAAACAAACATGCTTGAATTTGGTGATCCTAGTAAGAAGGTAGTGGCTACTGGTCTACTTCGTTCTACAGCATTTAAGCGTTCACAAGATATTAAAAAGCAACTTACTGAGGCTGTATCCCGTAAGTTGGGTGGCTTCTAATGCCAAATAAAGGTTTCCTTCTTGCTGAAGATGCGGCTCTTAAAGCACGCTTTTCTACTTTGACAGTATCCGATGACCGTAATGGCGCTCGTTCTGTACAAGTGTTCTACCGTTATCCAGAGGCAGAAACTGAGCGTGCTTATCCTTTCATGACTATTGAAATGATTGACCTAGTCCACGCTAAAAATCGTCAGCATTCTGAAAACCAATTGGTGTATGCAAAGACTGGGATACCACAACGCAGTAGATTCAACAATGGTCCTGACTCTATGAACTACTGGCCTAGTCGTCTTTCTAACATGAACACTATTACAAACATTGGCACAAACGAGTTTGTAGTCAGTAACGAATTTGTACCTGTAGACCTTTTATATCAAGTTTCTACATTTACTCGTAGTGCTCTCCATGATCGCCAACTTAGCAGTCAAATGTTGAGTACAATTGTTCCATTCCGAAAGGGCTTTATTGAAGTCCCAGAGGATGGCACAATGCGAAGATTAGATCTTTTGGATTGGACAACTGCGGACCTTCTGGACTCTGAGTCTGGATACCGTAAGCGTATTTTCCGAAAGATTTACACACTTCAAATGTCGGCTGAGATACCCTCACTTGACATGTTTGGTCTACAACAAATCACTTCAATTGTTCCAACAATTGAACCAATCACAAGTAACTCGTAACCCCCGTTTATTGCTAAGGAGCAACAATGCCAACATATTCTCGCCCAGGTGTATACATCACCGAAGGTCCATTTTCTACAGCCGCAGCAGTTGGTACTGAGGTAACGCCCACAGCGTTCCTTGGTACTGTATCTCGTGGACCAATTGTCCCAACACGAATTGATTCGTGGGGTCAATACAAGACACTTTACGGTGACCTAACCAACTCATCTGACCTTGGTTATGCCGTTTACCACTTCTTTTCAAATGGTGGTCGCACTGCTTATGTCAACCGTGTGGCACATACAACAACCACAGGTGGAGCCGCTGCTCTCAAAGCAAAATCTGGGTCAATTACAGGAACCATTGCTGGTGGTGCTAATACAACATTGTTCAGAGTACAAGCAAAAAATGTTGGTACTTGGGCAAACTATGCAGCCGCTACAGGAACCACCACTGAAGTTGGTCTTAAAGTAATTATCACTGCGGGATTGCGTAATGGTGTTGCTGAAAGCATTGGTGGAACAGGTGCACCTCTTACTTTCAACCTTGCTGTTGTGTTTAACGGTTCTGAAGTAGAGCGCTGGAATGAAGTATCTCTTGATCCAGACTCCCCACAGTACATCACTACAATTGTTAACTCTTATTCAACTTTTGTAGATGTTTATGAAGTAGATGCCACACTTGTTACTGGCGTGGTTTACACCATCACTGCTGCGACATACACTCTAGGAGTCACTGCGGGAACCAATGGCACTGTTGTAGATGCCGACTGGACAGCCGCTATTGATACATTGGAAAGTGTTGAAGGTGCCTTGTTGATCAACCTTGTTGGTCAATCAACTGCTTCACGAGTTAACTATGCCCTTACCTACGCTGAAACTCGTGGAAATGGTTTTGTCATTATTGATCCAGACCCAACACAACTTTTGACTGCTGGTATTACTGGTATTACCAACACTTATAACAAGTCTTCCTATGGTGCTGTGTACTACCCAATGATCAAGATGCCAGACCCTGCTCGTTCAGGAACTGCCACCCTTCGTGATACCTATCCAGGTGGGGCAGTCGCTGGATTGTTTACTCGTGTTGAGGCAGAGCGTTCAATTGGTAAAGCACCAGCGGGATACGCTTACGATGTTCGTGGTGCTTATGGCCTTGCCAAGAACTTCACTAACTCTGAGACAGGTTTGTTGTATGACGCACATGTCAACAGCCTAAAGAACATCCCTGGTGGTGGAGTCATTATCAATGGCTCTCGTACCCTTAAGCGCACAGACATCACAAAGTATGTACCTGTTCGCCGTACCTTGAATTATGTCAAGTCCAATGTTGAAAACATTGCGCAGTTTGCATTGTTTGAGCCAAACGGTGAGCGTACATGGACGCAACTTAATAGCCGTCTTTCACACTTCCTTTCAAACTTGTGGGCATCAGGTGCTCTGAAGGGGCGCAACGCCATTGAATCGTTCTACATTACTTGTGATGCCACAAACAACCCTAACTATTCAGTACAAAATGGTGAACTTCATGTAGAAATAGGTGTGGCATTACAAGCACCTGCTGAATTTATCGTTATCAATATCAGCCAGTTCTCTGGCGGAGCCAACACCACCGTAGAAACGGTTTAAGGAGAAAATAAAAATGACAATTGCACAACGCACCGACCCACTTCGTAACTTTAAGTTTCAAGTAACAATTGAACCTAATGGGAATGCTTTAAAAACAATGACCCCTAATATTGCAAAACTTGGGTTTTCCACTATGAGTGGTTTAAGTGTTACCAACGATTTGCTTGCATATCGTGAAGGTGGCATGAATACCCACACACATAAAATGGTTGGTCTATCTGACTTTAGCGCCGTATCGTTTGTTCGTGGCGTTTTTGCTGAAGGTAACGAACTATGGAAGTGGCAACAGTTCATTCATTCATGGGAAAGTGGTGTACCTAACGGTAGCAAAGGAACGGACTCAGGTCAGGATTATCGTTGCAACATTATTGTTGCTGTGTATGACCATCCGACAACTTCAAATGCCTACACCTACTCAAATGGTGAAGGAATAAATGACTCATCTACAAAGCAAATTGGTAACAAGCGCCTAATGATGAAACTGTTTAATTGCTGGCCTGGAGCATTTAACCTTGGTGGTTTGAGTGCTGGAGACAGTGGTCTTATGGTACAAGAACTTACAGTTCACCATGAGGGATTTGTGTTAGCATTCAACTCAACAGAGGCTTCCAACTACGCTCTTATTTGGTAATTTAAAAGAAAGAATACAAAATGTCTGATAACTTGTCTGCACTTGCACAAAGTGCAAACGCCGCCCTTGAAGATCCAGCACCATTCATTGACTCAACCCCACCAACTGATGTTCAGTTGATTAAAGGTTTATTTAATGAAGAAACACGGGAATGGGAAACAACGGCAGTTGTAAGAGAACTAACAGGAGAAGACGAGGAAGCCCTTGCGACTTTTGATGCAAAGGAAGATATTACCTACGGTGAGTATCTAGTCCATCTTCTCCAGCGTGCTGTAGTAAGCGTTGGTTCACAAGAAGTAAAGAATAATAAAGACATCATTGATAAGTTAATTATTGGTGATCGTGATGTTTTATTCTTGGCAGTGATTCGTGCAACATACGGTAAAACCCGTGAGGTTCAATTAACTTGTGGAAATTGTGGTGGAAGTAATGATGTCACAATTGACTTAGAAGAAGACTTTAAAATGGAGAAAACAGACAAAGATTTGTATGCTCCTTTTATTGTCACCTTAAAAAATGGAGAAGTATTATCCTTCAATATGCCAACTACTGGAGACAGTCGCTACGCATCTAAAAAGGCTAAAACTTCGGCAGAACAAAATACATACATCATTGCCCGATGCTTACAACTTGATGAGGGAAACCACATCTCCCGTGAGGACTGGGCAAAGAAACTAAATGTTGCAGATCGTAAAAAGATTATAAAAGCAATCACCTCGGTGCAACCAGGTCCTCGTATGGGGGAGGTGGAGACTCAGTGCGCCCATTGTGAACAAGAATTAATAGTGGTGTTGGATTGGGTCTCACTTTTATTCAGTTAATCTGAAGTTTATTTATTGGGAGTATGAAAAGATTGCCTCTGCGTACAGAGGCTTTGGTCTAAATGACCTTAAGTCAATGTCCGTGCGTCAGCGTGCCTACTGGTTTGGTATGGCAAAGTGGCGCAATAAATAAAGAAATAATAAATAATGGCTCCAAGAATCCCAGATAATCAAGGTGGTGAAGTTCCACTTGACCGTACAGGCACTCCGTCATCAGGTGCCGCTGGGCGTACTTCTCTTGGTCTAGATGCTCGTGAAGTTGATCGTCTGGTATCTGGCATTGAAAAAATTACTAAGGCTGTTGCCACCCTTAAAGACACAGCCACAGGAGCCGTTAAAGCATTAGGTGGCATTGGTAGCAACACCATAGGTGGTGTCGGTGGTTCAACAGGCTCTAGGGGTTCTGTTGGTTCATCTATGTCATCAGCCATGGGTCTCATGGCAAACCGTGGTGCCTCTCGTGGTGCTGGTGGTGCCACTGGTGGTGCTCGCCCTGCAAGTGCAGGAGGTAGTACAGGAGGCGGAGGAGGTGGTCTTGGTTCAAGTGTAATGAACTTGATGAATACCGTTGGTCAACCTACTCAAGACTTTATGAACGCCATGAGTAATCGCATTAGCCGAGGTGCTGATTATTCACTACAAGCAGACCGCATGTCTACCCAATTGCAACAAATGTATGGCATGTCTAACAGCCAAGTGCGCAACGACTTGCGTATGCCATTGACTAAACACTACCTTTTGGGTGGTGGCACTGCCATCAATGACTTGCTAGGTATGCAAGCAAGCACAGGACTATCTGCGGCTAAGAACGCTTCGTCTGTAGAGGCTATGCGTGCTATTTCTGGGTTCTCGTATGGCTCAGGTGACATTACCAAAATGCTTTCTACAATGGGTTCCCCTGATGTAGCCAATCGTATGTTCATGATGGGTGGCACAGGAATGTACGGGATGGGTGGCAAGCAACGCTCAGGTATGCAAAGTATCCAAGACATTGTTCGCCGTACTGGTTTGACTAACCCTGACGCCCTTAAAGGTGCTCTTCAACAAGGTTCCAATACCCGACAGCGTTTAAATGCTATGGGTGTGCCACAAGACATGCAAGACATGGTTATTCAATACGCCATGCAAAATGCTTCCTTCCAGAAAAAAACTGGTGGTAAAAGTGTTATGTACGATCCCTCAGTTGAAGCAGACCGTAAGACTATGGGTATTGAAGACAACTATGCAGTGTCCCATGAAAAGACTTCGGGAGAACGACTTAAGCGTGAAGAAAGATTCTATGGTCGTCAAACAGACAACTTTTCACGGTTTGAAAAAAACCTTAGAAATTCTGCACAATTGCTTGGAATGTTTGAAGATGCCTTATCAAGCATTATTGGATTAGGTATCTCTGTAAAGGGACACCCAGCCACCAGCGCCGCTATGTACGGTGCAAACTACTATAAAAATGTCCAAATGGCTACTCTTCAGACGGGGCTTGATTTAGCAGAAGCAGGCGCAGGAGCAATGGGTCCTGGTGGTGACCCTGTAGATGCTAAAAGATCAACAGGAACATCTGCAAATGCTGGCTCTACTGGTTCTGAGCAGAATGTCAAATTAAACAAAAGGGACGAAGCAAAACTAGCAACTCTTGACCCTCGGCTGGCTGTGCCATTGCGTAGAATGATGGAAGAAAATCCAAATCTTCATATTGGTGATGCTCGCCGTTCTACTGCACAACAAGAACGAAGTTTCAAAGATAGGTATCGCCCCACCGACAAACCTGTATCTGAAAAAGGTGAAACCGACAGAGTGTGGAATGGTGTTGTATGGGAAATGAAACCAGGCGAGAATCGCCCACCGATGGCTCCTCCAGGGCAATCTTTCCACGAAAGAGGATTAGCGGCTGACTTATCACAAAGTGAAAGCGAATGGCTTAGGGTTAATGCGTCTAGGTTTGGTCTAGAAACAGGTGCTACTACTAAAGGCGCTAAAAGTGATGAGCCATTCCATATTCAACCAGCAGGAACTTTAGGTTACTCAGGTCCTAACTCGGCAACTAGTTCTAGGACAGCGGCATCTGGGGCAGGTGTAGCAAAAGCATCAGTGCGTAAATTAAGTTCTGTTGTTTCACCTCTTGCAACAAATAGTTTAACAAGTGCCCCAGCAACCCTTAAAAATGCTGGTTCAATGGCTAGTGAATTTCTGCGTAGTGGTGGTTGGAAGACTGAAAGTTCTTCTGTTGGATCAACAGATAAAATTGGAACACTAAGCAACTATGGAACTTCTGTTGCCCAAGGTGGCGATGCTGTAGACCGTGGTAACTACTCTATGGGTGGTTCACAGGGAGCAGGGTCCATTGTTATTTCTCCAAATATCTATCTGAATGGAACACAGGACATGACATCTGATTTGCGCCGTATTGCAAAAGAAGTAGGTGCCCTACTTGAGCAAGAAGTTAAATTGAAAATGATGAGGGTTTCATAATGGGTGTATCTCGTGATCCTTTCCTTACTCCAGCCGAGGCAGCACGCATTCTTGCGGAAGGAAAAAATAAAACAAAAGCCAGCCAAAGTAATTACGCATTTAATAACTTTGCAACAAATCAATTCTTTGGAATTATTGATAATGAACCATTTTATCTAAATCGTAACGATGTAGATAACCCTGCGTTTGCTTGGCCTTCAAAACAATACACAGATATTGCTGGAACAAGCCACCAAGTTCAGCGTGGTTACATGCGTAGTTTAATTACTGACCCTAATGTAGACATTAACGCAAAGAACCGTAGGTTGTTTTTTCAATTTAACCCTACTGTGCTTGTTCGTTCTGTACAACAAACTCCAGGAGCAATGCTTCCTTTATTGCAAAGCCCTGAGCAGTTAGCACAACCAGTTCCAGGTACTGCAACATTTGGTTTTGAATTAATGTTTAACAGGGAACATGAAGTAAACACTGGTGACGATCCTTTGTTTACAGAATCCCTTGATTTACCAAATGACCAAAAAGGGTTTGTGTCTCAAGTTGGTGTGTTGGCTGACATCATGGTATTAGACCTTATTACAGGTCAAGGTATCTCTCAAGATTTGTTGGACACTTTAGCCAAGCGTCAATCTAACTTTATTACCCAACAAATGGCTGCTGAAGATGCGGCTCTTTCTGACGCAGAAGAAAGAGGGGACAAAGAAGCCAGCAAAACATATGTGCCTACATACCAAGACACTGATGCTGACCAAAACACCCTTAGAACTGCCTTTGAAAAACAAATAGGAAACTCTGCGTTTCTTAACCCAACACCATTCCGAGTAATGTTTTCTTCATTATTTATGGTTGAAGGTATTGCAACAAGTGTTGATGTAAAGTTTACAAAATTTAGTCAAAAAATGGTTCCAGTACAATGCACCGTTACTATTAACATGTATGCGTTGTACATTGGTTTTGCAAGAAAAAATACATTTTTGTATGACAATCTTGTCCAAGGTTCTATTGATACTCAAGAACAACAGACAAAAGATGAAGAAGTCAGTAAAAAATTAGAGGCTGGATTAAAATATGTAGATTTTGTATCTACATCATTTGATGATGATTTCTATGGAAACGGGACAGGGTTTAAAGTTCGTGTTGATGCAACACGGACATCTACTTTTGCAAAACAAATAGAAAAGAAACAAATTAAAGATGTAATTGTTCGTGTAAAAATGGATTATGTTTTTACTTTAACTAATACTGGATTAGTTGACCCTACATTTGTGTCAACTAATAATGTTTACCTAACCTATAACAACAGTGTTGATATTCCATTAGAGAAGATTACTGATCCAAACAATGATGGTTTGCGTTGCGCAGACCTTGAAAACCTTCTTATTACTGAAAGTAAGAAGCCAAGTGGAGAAAAAAGACAATATCTAAGTTATAGGTATGTTGTTGAAATTGCAGGAAAAGGAGACACTGGTGTCATGGTAGAGTCTCCATCAAAATTAACTAGTCAAACAAAAAGGTTTGCGCATGTGCTGAATATCTTAGGTCCAGAAAAGTATGACAGTCTTATTGCTGATAACCCTAAAAAAAATAAAGATTAAATATAATGATTCAAATACTTTCTAGATACACAATTACTTCAGAAGAACGCAACGGCAATGTTGCCATTATTGCTGTACGCAAATCTGCACCAACTACTAGTTATAGTAGTCATCGTGCTCGTAACGGAGACACCTTTGAAAACCTTGCGGCTCGCTACCTTGGCTCTTCTTTGTTCTATTGGAAGATTGCAGACCTAAACCCACAGGTGCCTTTTCCAGACTATATTCCAGCAGGAACAAACATCCGTATTCCTAGATGATTACTACAGGTGCGTCTTCTCTTGATATTCGTTTTGAGGTTGTAGTCAATGGTATGTACCTTGATTACGCCTCAGTCAAGCGTGTCAATATTGAGTTACAGGAAAATATGCACAACCTTGCTGTGTTAGAGGTTGGTGGTATTCCACCACACAATTTAACTGATTTTATTGACTTGCCTATTTCTATTAAAGTTAGTATTGGGCAGATTCGTATGTATGGTTTTGTTGGGTACATCACATACTTAGAGCCAGAGTCCATCAATAAGAATGGTCTTATTGATAAAAGCCCTTTCCAACTTACTCGTATTCATTGTCTTGGTGCTTCTTACCCAATGCGTAGTCGGAAAACAAAAGTATGGAACAACCGTACTCTTTCACAAATTGCAACTGAGATTGCAAAAGACTATTCATTAACAGTGTCTGTACCAAATGATCCATATGTATTCCCACGATTAGTGCAATCAGGTAAATCAGACTGGGAACTTCTTACAAGTGCCGCTAATTACCTTGGATACCAAGTCCTTGTGCGTGGTGTACACATAGATATTTGGGACCCTTTTGCTGTATTTAGTCGCAGTGGTTCAGTACCTTTATATGCAATGTCTGGAAACAAGGGTAGGCTAAATGCTTCACCTGGGCAAGTTATCAAGTTTCATGGTGTTATTGGAGCCGTAACACCTTTATCTGCACGCACAAATGAAACAGTTCATTCATTAGTAGGAAACCAGATTGTAACAACAAGCCTAAGCACATCTACTGGGTATGGTGAAACTGTGGAATCTATATTCCAAGACGAAGTTAGTGCAAACGCTCAATCAGTTGAAATGGCCAATGCTTTATTACAGGGCCGAAGTCGTAACAAACTTCCTTACATTGCACATGTAGATGTTGTGGGTGATCCCGTTATCCAACCTGGAATGGCAGTTAAAATTGACAGATACGACTCAGGGTTAGACGGATTATGGATTGTGCAGGCAGTACGACATGAGGTTTCTCGTGGAATGGCAATGTCATATTTAACTTTGGCAAAAGACTCTAATGACATTGACTCAATCAACAGCACAGTAAAGTCTGCACTTATGCCTGAGTTAACCGAGCCAGTTCTCAAGAATAACCGTTGGGTGACAGGAACGGAAATGATCCATGTATACGCATAAAGGAATTATCTAATGAAATCTATTTCTATACCCTTCCGATTTGAAAATGGAAAAGTAGCCGATACCACGGATATTGGCACTATTGCCCGTCAGCGCATTGGGGATGTCTTGGCTACCAGAGGGTACGAGCGAGTTATGCAACCTGGCTATGGGGCTGGTATCAGTGACCTCCTGTTTGAACCCCTTGACCCCCTTGTTTTTGCTGACTACAAAATAGACGCACTAAGTGCCATTAATGAAAATGTCAGTGTTGCCACCATCAACGATATTCGTGTTAAAGAGGGGGATTCTGTGCAGTACAATGATGAGGGGCAATCCACATTAAAGGTTTCTGTTGTGTATTCTGTCCCAAACTTAGGGACGGCTACTTATACAGTAACTGTTAACACAAATAAGATCTTGACAGAGGAAAGCGCTTTTTAATTATGGCTACATTTGACTACACCAGCAGAGACTATCTGTCCATCCGACAGGACTTACTTAACCGTGCATCTAAGACCATCCCAGAATGGAACGGTACAGACACCTCAGAGTTTGCCAACATGTTTGTTGACCTGTGGGCGTACATGGGTGATGTTTTACACTTCTATGTAGACCGTGCTGCTAGTGAAACATTTTTAGACACAGCCACCCAACGCTCCTCTGTTTTGGCTATTGCTAACCTTCTGGACTACATCCCAGCATCTCCTCGTGCGGCTCGTGGTCTTGTCACTGTACAACTAAACTCTTTGCCTTCTGGTGCAACAGACTATGTGGTTCCTCAATACACCACATTTAAAGGTTATGACACCGACAATACTTCCTACGATTTTTATCTTCTAAATGATTCGCCTGCACTTGACTTGACTACAACAACCCAATCAACAGGTACGGTTGTTCAAGGAACCCTAGTGTTTGATGAAGTAGTTGGAACAAGCGCAGGATTTACAAATCAAAACTTTACATTACTTAAATCAAATGTAGACATTGACAGTATTACAGTCCTTGTCTATGAAGGACCACTAAGTAGTGGTGTTCCTACATCAGTTGAATACCAGTATGTTGCTCAATTGTCTACT